CTTTAACGCCCGGCTAACCGTTGGCTTGCTCGAGCCGATCGCGTCGGCGAGCGGTTGCTGTGCTAGATGCAACTCGTCAGGACCGGCGACCGTGCATCCGGGAACCTCGAGGCTTCCGTCGCGGATCGATGCCAGCGTGCGAGCCATATCGACCCGGCCGGGTGTTGGACCGGGTGCGATCCTCGCCGAGACCGCGAAGCCCCCGCCCGCGCTGGATGCCATCGAAGCCGGGGCGCCGAGGGGCGGTTGCGGGGCCGGCGCCGGCCGAGACGTCGGCGGGGCGCGGTAAGTGTGCGCGGCGGCCACGGCCACGGTGGAACCTAGCTCGAGCAGCAACAGCATGAGCCCGCCGATAATCAGCGAAGCCGAACCGGCGTCCCCGCCGAAGCCGAGCGAACCGAACACCCGCGCGAGCGCCTCGGCTTGCGGGTCGGCCGCCCGTTGTTCGCCGAGAGTGCGACGGGTCTCTAATGCGGATGCAACCTTAGCATCTGCAACCGCGAACGCCTCGGCGTCGGCGATTGCGCCCCGGGTCTCGGCGACGGCCCGGGCGGCGTCGGTCGCTTCCCTGCAAGTCGTCGTGTGCGCCCGGCGGCCGTCGCAATCCTTTCCGGCGTTCGCCTTGGCCGACCGTTCCGTGATCTCAGCCGCCTCGAGGTCGGCCCGGAGCCGCGCGACCGATACCCGGGGCGCAGTGAGCCGGTCCCGGGCAACCGTGGCGGACTTCACGGCAGCATCGGCCGCGGCGATCTGGCGATTGATCTCCCGTTGATCGTGGCCGGCGCCGTCCCGAAGCATCCGCGAAAAGCCGAGCCCGCTTGCCAGATCGAAGGAAAGCGCCACCACGAACAGCAACCAAAGCCCGGCGACGTCCCGGGGGCGCCGGCCGGCGACGGCCGCGGGAATGATCGTCTTGAAGGTGCCGGCCACGAACGAAACGGCCACCATAAGCCATTGGGCTTGCCAGCCGACGGGCGCGAGGGTCGCGAACCAAAAATACGCATTCATGGACAGCGACAACGTGACGGCCGCCCCCGCCGCGAACCATAGCGCCGCCCGGATCATGTCAGCCCCTTGGCCGCAACGCGGCGGTCAGATGCGCCACCAATGCGGCGCGGTGCTCGGCGGGGACGGTCTTGCAAGCCGCGACGGCGAGCAATACCCGGTCCAGCGTCAACGGCCCGCTCGTGCCGGCGATCTCGGCGGCAAGTATCTCGCTCATTCGGTAGCGAATGCCGCCCGTCGGGAGCTTCACGAACGGAAGCGCGGCGTCCGTCTTGCGCCGAAGGTTCGACAAATGGTTTTCCGTGTAACCCCAATGTTCGGCGAGTTGCCCGGGCGTGACGAGCACGTCGGCGAGCAAATCGAACAAGGGGCGAAGCGCGGCGGCTTCCTCAGATTGTGGCTTGCGCGGTGACGGTAACATTTGGCGTGCCTCCCGGATCGAAAAGACACGCAATCCGTAGCACTGTCAAAACATCCTAATCAATATGGGAACCTAAGTTCTGCAAGCTTTCTTGGAACGCTTCGACAAAAGCCGCCGCGACTTGCGGGACGATTGCATTGCCGTACCCCCGCAACAATCCCACTCGGCCGGATACCCCATGAGCCAGCGGGAATGTGCCGGGTTCAATTGGCCGAGAGCATCCGTCCGAACAGGGAACCCAATCGCAGGCGGTCCAAGGCATTTCGCGGCGTCCGCCGGCAGCGCCCCGCCCGATTGGTTCGGTCCCCCGTTGCTGCCGTCCGAAGCCCGGGGGGTGTTCCACCCCGCGAACGTCGCCGCGTCCGTCAAGGTCAACCCCGGATTGGCCGGCTTCGCGCCCGGCGATCTGTTCGCCGTTGCGTTCCGGGAGGATGAAGCGTCTTGCGCCGTCGAGGTCGGCGTCGGCCAAGGGCTTGGCGCCTCCCCAATAAAGTCGCTGCCGGATGTGCGGCGCCCCGATGCCCGCTGCGCAAAGATCGGCGCCCGCGACGGCATACCCCATTCCTTCAAGGTCAGAGAATACAGCGGAGAGCCAAGTCCGGCCGTCTTTGCTTGCAACCTGTTCGCCAACGACCGTTGAAGGGCTGCACTCGCCAATGAGATTTCCGAAGACGGGCCAAAGGTGCCGCTCGTCTTCAACGCCCCGGCGCTTGCCGGCGGCGCTGAATGGCTGGCAAGGGCAACTTCCGGTCCAGATTGGGCGATCGTCGGGCCATCCGGCAAGCCGTAAAGCGAGGCTCCAACCGCCGATGCCAGCGAAGAAATGATGTTGTGAATAGCCGCGTAGGTCTTCGGGTCGAACGTCCCGGATAGATCGACGGTCAACGATACCGTCGGCGACGTGGCCGGCGGCGATAAGGTGTTCAAGCCATTCGGCGGCATCGGGTTCGATCTCGTTATAATATACGGTCATCGTGCGACCTTGGGTTGATCGGCTTCGAAACGCAAACGACCGTGAAGTTTCATCGTGGCAAGCACGTGCTTTCGGCGGAGCGCCTCGGCTTTGGACCCGGCGACAGTATCAAAGGCGGGAAGTCCGCGGCGGCGCCGCTCGGCAATCTCGACGGCCCATTCGGCGAGCGCCGGCCGCAACCCCGTGGCCGTGACGTCAACGTGAACCTCATTCGAGTGCTCGCGTTTCCGGTGGCGCCACAAGCCTTGCGCGAAGGCATAGGACCGACCGCACCGACGGCAGACGAACCGCTTAGGCGCCGTCATGGGCTGCCCCGACGGCGCGAAGGGTGCGCCCGTACAGCGTCACCCGGAAGTGCGGGCGGTTCGGCTCAAAGCCGAAGCGCCAAGCGCGATAGGTCTCGAGCCAGTCCCGAAGCGTGCGGTTCATGCCCGGACCCCTTCGGCAAGCGAGCCGGCAGCGGCGAGATACTCGGCCGCCATGACCGGGCCGAAGAAATAGTCGGCGGCGTTAGTGAGGGTATCGCCCCGGGTGATCGCGATGTTGAAGCCGGAAACCGCCATGGACGCCCAAGCCTCGGCCTCGTTCCGGTCCATGCCAGCCGCCTCGAGGCGGTCGCGCATCTTGCGGAAACCCTCGAGGCCGGTCTTGTGCGCGCGGTGATCGTGAATGAACATTTTTCGTTCCCTATTTGCGTTGGTGACACGAAAAACGTACCTCAAAGGGGTTTCCGTCCCCTTAATTCCCCGGCTTGCGTCGAAGAATGCCGCCAGTTTTTCCGACCCACTCGGCCGCCCATTGCGAGGCGCCGCTTTCGACGGCCCGGCGCAACGACTTGGCGAGCCCCTCGGCGGACCGGCCCTTGAACACCGGATCAGCTTTGAGCTTGTCCACCACATTGGCCGCGCGGATTTCGTCGCCCGTGAAGCTGGACAAGACGTCCAAGATAACCCCGTCTTCGCCCCCGGCCGTGGCCTTGGGTTTCTCCCGGAGGATCGTCGGCCGAAGCGCCATCATGTCTTCGCCGTTCGGAATGCGGACCGTTTCTTTATAGAACCAATCAGGCTCCGGGCCGGCCAAATGAAGGTTGGCTTTCGCATCGTCCATTCGGACGTACCGATGCCGGACGTTCTCGGCGATGCCGAGCCGCTCGCCGTCTTTGGCGTTCATCCCGAACATCGTCACGGCGATCCGGGCGGCGTCTTTCACCGCCGAGGCGCCCCGGAGGGCGTTGACGTTGCCGGCATAGCTTTCGCTCGAGGCTTGCGGCGGCTTCGCTGTGTGGTGCAGAACGCAAACGGCCGTCCGGGTTTCCATCGCAAGACGGGTGAGCCGGTCCATAAGCGCCTGCATGTCGCTGTTATCGTTCTCGGCGAGACCTTCACTCAGGGAAACGAGCGGGTCGAGAATGACGCAACCGATTTTGCGCTCCCGAACGAAGTTCCGGAGCCCGGCATACATTTCGCCGTCAACAACGCCCCCGTGACGCCCGGCCTTTTTGACGAGCCGGAACTTATGTCCGTGGCCGCTGTAAAGGTGGATACGCCCCCAAGCGTCCGCCCGGTTCAAGCCGAAGTGCGTAACGACACTTTCGAGGCGGGCGTCTAGTTCCCGGTCCGGGTCTTCGTTGTTGATGACGAGAACTTCCGTCGCTTCCTTGACGTCAAGCCCCATGGTCCGGCCGACGTCGTGGCCGAGCGCCACGGCCGCCGCAAGCTGCAACGACCAAATGGATTTGCCAACGCTGCCGTAGCCGCCGACGACCGTCACGGCCTCCCGGACAAGGCGCCCGGGCACGATCCAAGGGCGGGGCGGGATTGCCCGGGCACTTTCAACCGTGCCGCTGTAGGACCGCACACGGCCCGCGAAATCATCGGGCGCGAGGGGAACGAGCCACGGGGGCGGCTCGGCGATCCGGCCAAAGCCGAGCGACGGGGCGTCAATGCCGACGGCATCTTGTCGATAGTGCGCCGCGTTCCCGATCTTTTTGCGGAGGTCTTCGGCGGACCACGGCGGGGCGCAACGGGCATTCCAGCCGTCATCGTCCAGCATCACGTCCAGCAGCGTGTCCGGCGACACGCCGAGCGCCAAGGCGCGGCAGCACACGGCGTAGGTGTGCGCGTCCCCGCCGCACCCTTCGACGGCTACAGGGGCGGCCTCGAGGTACGCCCGGACGGCGTGAAGGTTCGCGGCCGTGTCCAGTTCGCCGAGCACTTCGCCGGCATGGGTGGACCGTTCTTGCCGCTCCCGGAGGCGTGCGGCGACCGCTTCCGGCAGCGGCGCCGGGTCCGCCTGAGTTTCGACCGTGTAGGAACGGCCGTTGACCATGGACCCCGGCCCGATCACGTAGCCGTTGCCGTTCCGAATATCGATGCCGGTCAAATCCTTGACGCGGGATTGGCCGAAGCGTTGGCCGTTCGCCTTGAAGTAGAAATGCTTTCCCCCGTTCGGGGTGTTCACGACAAGCGTCGTCGGCAGCGGGCCGAGCGCGGACAGGCTTTCGAAGCCGTCCGCCTTGTGCGCCCCGTACTTCGGACTATCGACGTCCAAAATAACGAGGTCTTCGCCGGCCAACACGCCGATATTATAGTCAAGCGGCTCGCCGGCCGCCGAAGACCAGCGCCGCACAACCTCAGCCGGATCGCTTGTCGCCTCGCGTTTCCAGTCATGATCGACGTAATGGCCTTCGCCCCCCTTCGTCCCGTAGCGAATGCGGAATACCCGGAAACCGACAAGCGCCAAGGAAAGGGCGTGTTCTCGCGTTCTCATTTTCTGTAACGTTCCCCTTCCCATTCCCCGGACGCGACAACGGGGAAACCCTCGGCCCATGGTTCAAGCCGGGACATTAGAGACACGAAATTCGTTAGCGAACCGTGCCCGATCGGCACTTCGGACACGATTTCGTCATGCACATGAAGCACCACGGGATAGCCGACCACCTCGAGCCGGTGGATAGCATCGGACAGGACGCACCGGGCCGCCGCTTGGGTGACGTTCTCGGCGAGCAACCCGCCGTAGGCTTTTTGCGTGCGCCACTTCCGGGTTCGGCTGTCCGTGCCTTCGTAAACGAGTTTCAAGGCCGGCCGTCCCGTGAATTGGTTCATCGTCTCGACAAGCCGAGCGTAGGGGTAGACGATAGGCCGGCCGGACGGGAGCCGGCAAATAAGGAAGTCGCCGGTTTTCAGGTAGCGAATGCGCCCCGCCGAGACGACGTGCCCGGGGTGCTTGACGGCAGAAATGGCGGCATCCTCGAGGGCACGCCACAACGCGACGACGTGGCCGTGAGCCGCACGCCAGCCGTCAACAATGATCCGGACGGCCGCCCAAACGCCCGGCTCGAGCCCGTACCGATTGCGCCGCGCCAACTCGGCCGCGAGTTCGTCAACGCTCATTGAGGCGTCAATTTCCTCGCCGTTCTCGGCAGCGACGACGGCCTCGAGGCGGGCGGCCGCAAGTAGTTCCTCGGCGGTTTCGCGGGCGCCCCGCCAATACATCTCGACGGCATCTTTCCAGATTTCCGGCGACACGGCGCGCTGAACGGCCGCGGCGATCTTATCGAGGTCGATGCGATAGTTTTTCGCCATGGACAGGAAGGCGCCATGTCCCCCCTGATATCCAAGTGCCAACTCTTGGACCTTGCCAATCTGCCGATCGTCTTTGGTGACGCGATCAACGGGGATGCCGAAGGATTTCGAATAGGCGACTTTGTAAAGGTCGGCGCCTTCGCCGCGGTCGTATGCCGTGAAGGCGTCCAGCTTCCATTTCTCGCCGGCCAACCAAGCGAGCCCGCGGCCTTCGATATTCGAATAGTCGGCGCACAAGAGACGGGCGCCCGGTCCCGATCGGATCAACGACCGAAGGGACCACGAAACGGCATCCATCGTGTTGCCGTAAAGCGCGGCGGTCGCTTCGATGCCGGCCGGCTGCGACAGCATCGCAATGATTGCCTCGGCGTCCGCGACGTCGAAGCTTTCGGGCGTCCGCGGCATGTTCTGAGGTTGCAGCCGGCGCCCCGCCCACCGGCCCGTACCGGCGCCATGGAAGGCAAGGATACCGCGGCAACGGCTGTCCGCCCCGGCGCCCTTCAACATCGCGTCCAGCTTGCCCGTAGACGACTTGGCGGCCTCTTGCCGAACCTCGATCGCGCGGCGCGCGGCGGGTGACAGGTCCGGCGCGGCCAACAGTTTTTCAACCGTATCTTTCCGGAGGTCCGCCGCGTCAACGCCTTCCGTCACGAGCCAACGCCGCAACGCAAGGGCGCTGTTGGCGGTCTTCACGTGGCCGGACGTGAGCCGGCAAAGTTCGGCGTTCATGCGCTCGGTTTCGACCGTGGCCGCGACCCGGAGATTTCGAACCGCCGGCAGATCGACGCAAACGCCCCGATCGTTTATCCGCTGATCGATCGCCCAAAGCGCCCGCTCCCGGGGCGTCAACGGCAGAAGAATGCGGTAAACATCGCGTTCAACTTCAACGTCGCGTTCGCAATACTGAATGAGCCGCGCAACGCTTTCGGGGTCATCCTTCCAAAGCAGGACGTCCGTCGGTTCGCCCTTCCGGGGCTTCCGCGGTTTGCACATTTGCATCATGAGCCGGTGCCCGGCGTCGTCTTTCTCGATCGGGAGGCGCAACGCCCTTGCCAGATCGGCGAGCCCGGCCGGCAGCGACATGGCGAGGGCAAGCGCCATCGTGTCGGTAAGCTGTTCGGGTTTCAGTTCCGGCCACACGTTCGAACGGCCGCGCAACATGCGCCAGATCGACAGTTCGAAGCGGGCGTTATGCGCGACGACTTCGCCACCGGCCGCCACGTGTTCGATTAGGTCGCGGGGATAGTCGGCGAGCACGTCGAAGAAATTGAAGGTCTTGGGCGTCCCTTCGCCGATCGCGTAGGACAGGCATATTGCCTCGGTTGTCCCGTGCTCGGCATAGACTTCGACGCCGCATTTTTTCAGATCACAAGCGGACCGGGTTTCGAAGTCGATAAAGGCTGGCATTGCTATCCAGGGGAAACCCCCGCCTCCCGGCATTTGCGGCGATAGTACATCTCGGCGCGCTGTTCGTCCGAAAGACGATCGCGCCAACGTTGATTGGCTTCGCGCTGCCGTTGCGGGTAACGCTCCCGGTCCAGCTTCGCCGCGGCCTTGTGGCCGTCGGGGTTGCGCCTTCGCCAGATCAGAACGCGGACCGTGTTCGGCGTAGTGCCGAGCGCCTCGGCGATCTCGGCCGACGTGTGGCCGGCTTCGGCCATGGCGACGGCGCGGTCTGTCTTGGAAAGGCGATCCATCAAAACCCCATGACCCAAGCGAAAGTCACGAACATAAACACGACGGCACTTGCCGCGATCACGTCGCCGAGCATGGCAGGAAGTTCCTTCACGTGAGGGGCTTACAGAACCGATCGCAGTTCAGTCATTCCGACGCAAATATGATCGGCGAGCAAATACATCAAATCGGGGTCGAAGCCTTCCCGGCTATCCGTCGGGAAAACGATGAAAAGGCGCTTCCCGCGGCCTTTCATGTATCCGGCTTCGATGTGCGCCGACTTCCCGCACGGCAGAAGCAAAACGCACGTGTCGGCCCATTCCATCCCGCGAAGGTCGCCGAGGTAGCCGCTCGCCGCGCGAGGCTTGAACAGGTTTTTCCGATACTTCGTCGGCGTCCAGTTTTTCCAGTTCGGATCAAGCGCGCTCCAACTGAACGCGGTAGGCGCCGGGCCGCCGGCCGGGTGCGCGCGGTCGCTTTTGAAATCGTAGACGTCGTGGCCGTCGGCCCGAAGGGCGTCCACATATTCGCCTTGAAGTTCGTTGCGCCAACTCGAGGCAAGATAAATCCGAGCCATTGCGGGGTTTCCTTCACGTGAGGGGAGAAAAGAGGGGGCGCCGAAGCGCCCCCAAGTCGGCCCGGGGAGGAATTACGAAAGCATGTCCATGAGGGCTTTCGCATCGGGCGTCGTTGCCGGCGCCGACGTGCTGCCGGGGTGCTCGGCGATAGCGCCAAACTCTCCCGTCGCGTCGTTGCCGGAAAACTGTTCGTCATCGGCAAGCTTCTGGACGGCCACAAGGCCGAGCCCGACGCCGCGGTTGCCGTCGTTGTCGTAGGTGTAGAGGCGGAGCCGAACGAGTGCCCACATGCCCGAATAGACAGCATCGGACGGGAGCGCCATCGGGGCGCCGTTGCGATCGACCACGGGGACCGCGAAGTGAGACGAAGCGTCGATATAGACGCCTTCCTTCGCGAACCCCTGATATTTGTCGGCAAGCCGCGCCTGTTTCTTGATCGCGAGGTTGATGACGGGCTTGCCGTACTCGTCTTTGCGCTGCATCTCGGCGGCGCCGAACTTGGCCGCGCCGGTCGAAGAAACGAGCGACATGAGCGGCGACAGATCGGCGGCCGGCGGGACGATCAGCAGCGCCGAGAACTTGCCCTCCGGAATGCTGCCATCTTTGCGCGGCTTGCCGACTTTCGGCTTGTCGAGGTTGATGAACGCGAGGCGAACGGGGCACGTCATCACGTGGCCGATCGACTTCCCGTCCTTCGCGACGATCTCGCGGAAGGGGTACTGTCCCATGTAGAACTTCAAACGGTCGCTATCCATTTTCGTGATCCTTTTCGGTTGCGGGTTTCGGCTTCGCTTTCGGGTTTCGATTAGCCGTCAACGATCGGCGCGAAGTCGGCCGTTTTCCAATCGTCGGCGGTGGGGGTGACGGCCGGACGATCGTCGTCCATGCCGACAAGCTTCGGCGATCCGGCGCGCTTCTGGACAAGCGCCGGCTCAAGTGTCTTGAAATGCTTTTTGCCGAGAATTTTCTCGACTTGTGCGGGCGACGGGCAAACCCGCTCGCGAACGTCAATGCCAAGATCAGCTTCGATCTTCGCGGCGATCGTGTCCCCGTCGGCGTTCCATTCCCGGGCGGACCGGCCACGGACCCATTTGAGCCCGGGAAGTTCCTCGGCTTTCGCGCGGGCGGTCGCCTCGGCCTCGATCGCCTTGACGTACTGCCGGACAGTCTCAAGGGACAGGTAGCGGCGCGCGAGGTCTTCGGACGAAAGCCCGGCAGCGGCGGCCTTCGGTGCCATGTCCGGAACGGGAGCGAACAGGCTCACGGCCTCGGCCTCGGCGAAGGATGCGAGCGCGGCACATGCGGACTTGTGCTTGCAGAACTTGCAGTGCGCCCCGGGAACGAAGCGGGCAGACGGATCGTCGGTCGCCTCGGCAGCGGCGAGCAATTCCATCATGAAATCGCTCAACTCGAGCGCCGAGAAAGAAACCGTTTTGACCGGCGGGGCGCCGACGGCGCGAGGCTGGACGATCACGACGTCAACCGTTTCCGCCTTGACGTTATCGAACCGCACATACGCGGCCAAGGCGTAGAATTTGAGTTGCGGGTTTTCGGTCGCGTCAACCGGGGCGAACCCGTGCTTGAAATCGACAACCGTGATTTTCCGCTGTTCGGGATACAGCAAGAGGCAATCGGCGGTCCCGAACATATCGGGCCGAAGCGCCTCGAGCGAAAGCCGTTCTTCGACGTAGCGTTCCGCTTCGGGGGTCGAAAGCTTCCAAACGTGCTCGAGATACACGTTCACGCTATCGACCCACTCGGCGGGGACCGTGGCCGCGCCGCTTTCGCCAGCGTGGCCGAAGACGTCAACGACCGGGAGGCCGAGATACGACGAAGCATCAACCTCGCCATTCAGAAGACACACGCTCGCCAGTTCGTGAGCATCGGTGCCGCTGGCTGCGGCGGGGCTGGACGTGTCGGGATAGGCGAGTTCGGCGCGGACGCTTGCCGGGCATCGCATCCAGCGATGTGCCGACGAAGCGCCGAGGCGGGCGTGTGCGGTCATGGTAGTCCCCCGGTCGTTGTGTTGCGGTTCGCTTCGATCAAGCCGGCGAAAGCGCCGTTTCGAGCTTCGCGAACAGTTCGCCGAGGCGATCGGCCGGGATATCGCCGAGCTTCGTTGCGCCGAATTCGCCAAAAAGCGCCATCATGCGCTTGGCGCCGGTCGGTCCAGCCTTGGGCATCATGGCGAGGATGCGCCCCCGGCAATCGTCCATGGACTTGGCTTCGAAGGTGCCGCCGACGGGCGTAGAGGGGGCAACAGCGGCCGGCGAGGGTGCCGGGGCGGGGGTTGGTGCTGCCGGGGCTTCGACGGGCGCCACGGGAGCGCTGGCGGGCTCGGCGATCGGGGCGAAGCCCATATCCGCCTGCACGGGGGCGGCATCGGTCTTCGTTTCGGTCTTGCGGCTCTTGGGCTTCGTCTCGGCCTTCACGGGCTCGGCGATCGGGGCGACGGGCGCCGGTGCGGGGACGGACGGGACGGAAGCCGTCGGCAGGACAGGCGCCGAGGCGGGGACGTTCACGACGGGGGCGGCCGTGAAGCCGGCCATGATCTCGCGAAGCCGCGACGTGAAGTCGTGAAGGGCGGCGAGGTCCGTGAAGGTCGAATTAATCTGTAGATTGATGCTGAATGTAGACACTAGGTCTCTCCCGGTCTGAGGTTTTGGGCGCAACGCGGCGTGACGTATGACTTTTTACGTCACGAACTATTGCGACAACCTTAACGGGGAACGATTTTCGTGTCTAATTGCGCGCTAGGAAATTTGAAGTAACGCAACGTCTTGCGTCTTGCGCTTCAAAGTCCGGGCGACCCCTTCATCGATCGTCCGGGGGAGGTAACAGAACGTCGCGCGGACGGGGCGGCGTTGGCCGCGGCGCCAAGCCCGGGCGATCGCCTGCTTATTGTCGTCAGGCGTCCAAGACGGCTCGGCCAACAGCACCCGGGTTGCTCGCGTCAACGTGAGCCCTTCGGATGCCGAGCGGCGGTGGCACACGAGCACCCGGAGCGCCCCGGTACCGCCGGGCTCGAATGAGGCGAACAGCCCGGGGCGATCCTTGTTCGGCGTGCGGCCGTCAACGATGCCGGCGCCGAAGGGGGCAAGCCGAGCGGCGATAATGTCGATCGTGGCCGTATGTTCGCAGAAAATGAGGGTCTTCATTTCGGGGTCGGCGGCCAATTCCTCGGCGGCCAATTCCGCAACGCTTTCGGCTTTCGCGAGACCGACAAGGCGCCGGATCGTGGCGACGGTATCAGGGGCAAAATCCTTGATCGCCTCGAGGTCGCCGGACGCGATTGCATCCTCGATCACGGCAAGTTCGGCCGGATCGATGCCGGACAGATCGGGGCGGACGCCTTCACATGCGAAAGTGTCTATCTCGAGGGGCGGCCGTTCGCTTTCGACGGCTTCCCGGGCAAGCACGTGCGGGCGCATCGTGGCCACAAGTTCGGCGTGATTTTTCGACGCGATTATTTTGCGGTCGATTGGATACCCGTTTCGCCATACGGGGATAGTTGTGCAGAAGCGATCCGCGAAGGCGTTGAAGTCGCCCTTAAAGGCGCCGGACAGTTTCGCGAACGGATAATATTCGCTCGAGTTGTTCGGGGTCGGCGTGCCCGTGACGAACCACACATGCGAAGCGTGGTGCGCGAGCCCCTTGCCAGCCTCGAGCACGGCCCGCGTCCGGCTGGACTTCCTGTCTTTGAGGGCGTGCGCTTCGTCGCAAATCAGGATCACGGGGCGCCATGCGGCGAGCCGGTCCCGGACGTCGCGCCGGCTTGCAAGGTGATAGCTCACGACGACGACGCCCCCGGCCGGCAACGCATCCTTGGCCGTGCGTAGGATCGTGACGGGGCGCTTGATCCAGCCCCACAGGGCAAACTCGGCGGCTTCGTTGTTCCGGAGATTGGGCGGACAGGCGACGACGATCCGGGCGGCGGGGTCCGGGGCGGCCATGTCGCACGCCCGGACGAATTGCGCCGACTTACCGAACCCGACACGATCCGCCAACATGAACACGGAACGGGAGGCGAGCGTTGCCGCCCCCTCCCATTGCTCCAAAACCAAATCGTCGCGCCGGCCGCTAGGTTGCATGCCCCCTCGTGTCGCTTTTTACTGAGAAGCGGACATTTCGCGCGGTAGCCCATGATGCTCCCGCAGCGCCCTGTGGCGCGGATCGCGCAACCTCGCATCGAGGGAGGCAACAAGGCCCTTGATGAAGCGCCTTGCGTCGGCGACGGCTTCGCTACGAGTTGCGAAAGCGCGGCCCTTCACCTGCATTGTGTGCACTCTTTCGCTGCCGCGCTCGTTTGGGTCACGGTCGATCACTGGCACATACGGCCACTCTTTCCGGCGTCCTGCCCTGCGCGCCGTAGCCACGTACCCCGCGTAGGCACTCGCGGCGGCTTGCGATATATCGTCCATGTCTGCTTTGTCCTCTTTTCAGACGTCACTTACTAAACGGGAACGCCGCGCGAGCGGCGCCGGCACACTCGGCGGGGGTCTTGCCGGCGACTAGCTCGGCGAGGAAGACGCCCCGTGCAACCGTGATCGCCGCGTTGAAGTCGGCAGCGTGTGGCATGTCGATCGGGGCGCGTGCCTTGACCCTCGCCAACAAATCGCTGGCGAGAATGTGCCAAGCGGCTTGCGCCTTGTCCCGGGTCCGCTTGGGGAGTTTCTTTGCAGCCTCGAGGGTGATTTGATTTTCGGATTTCATCGTGTCCCCCTCAGATCAGCACGCAATCACGCGGTAGCGGCCCAAGACGTCGATCCAGCCGCCGGCCGACTTGCCTTCCCAAAGCTGCAAGCGGCCCGTCACCGGGTCCAGCCGCAACACGCCGTCGGCGGTCTTCGGCGAGACGGGAATGCACTTCACGCCGTTGTAAAACTGGCGGTAGAACTTGACGCGGGCCTTGGCGCGCTTGGCCAAGTGAGCCTTGATCGTCGCGAGTGCTTCGGCTTCGGTGATGGTCATCGGTTCCCCCCTTATGCCTTCCAGCTATCGGCCTCGGCGCACGCGGCGCCGTGGTCTTCAAACTGTCCGGCGACAACCCAGCGGCGCGAAAACTGGCTGTAATAGCTCACGGTCCAGATGCGCTCGCCGAAAAGTTCCCGATAAGTGATCTTCGTTTCCATCGTCTTCGCTTTCTGTGTTCGTCTTCGATGAAACCAATTTGCCCGAAAATAGTTACGACGACGTTAGCAAAACACGTTTTTCGTGTTGTCGCGTTTTTTCTTGCGCCGTGGCTTTGCCCGTGGCCGATCCGCAACGATAAGTCCGTCCGGTGCGTGAAGACGTGCCCAATGGCCGATCAACAGCGCCTCGGCCCGATTGTGATCCTTCGCGCGCTCGAGCCCGGCGCATTCGGGGAATAGCAGCCGAGCCAATTCGAGGGACGCGGCCTTGCGGGCGTTCTTCGGTATTCGCAGAAGCCCCAAGTCCCGTTTCCATTGTGCGGGCGGCACGCGAACCGCGGCCATGATGCCGACCGATGCGAGCGCCCCTTCGACCGTCCCGGCGGCGCGGGTTAACTCGCCGATCGAAAAGGGGTTGTCGCCGCGCCGGCCGGCCACGTGCTCGGTAACGAAAACCGGGGAATAAACGGACAGGAACCCGCAAAGCGTGGCAAGCCCCTCGAGGTCGAGGCGGGTCCGGCGCCCGTGCGGCGTCCGTTCGACCGTAGCAGGAATGTCGAAAACCGCCGCAAATGAGCCGTGCAAAAGTGCCAGCGCCCCGGTTGTGCCGGGGTCCGAAGCGAGATATGGCCGGTCGTCCGTCATGTTAGCAGGGGGTGCCAAGTGGCTGCGAAGAAAACCAAAAAACACGAAATTCGTAACACGGCAATTGATCGCAAATGGTTCCGGGAACGCATGGACGCGCTCGGCCTCACTCGGGAACAGGTCGCCAAAGCGTTCGACGCGGCGCCCTACATGGTCACGAGAATGATTGTCGGCGAACGCCCGGTCCGGCTGGACGAAATCAAGACTTGGGCGGACGTGCTCGAGGTCCATACGGTCGAGATTGTCCGGCGCCTCGGTGTTCCCGTGCCCCCGCCGACGGTCCCGGTTATCGGCGTGCTGCGATCAAACGCCCGGGTATCTCTGTTCGCGCCGAACGTGGCCGAGAAAATAGAAAGCCCCCGGTTGGAGCCGGGGGCGCCGAGACGATCGAAAGCGATCAACTCCAAAGCGCCGCGCCAGTCTTATGGATGAAAGCAGGCTGAAACCGCCGAGGATCATTGCGAAGCATAGCAGTCGGGTTGCACGAATGGACCGGGGGATGGCCGATTGACCGCTACGCTTCGCAATGATCCTCGGCGGGTGTCTCGCATCCGGAGGGGGGTCGAGACGAGCCAAGGGGAATTGGCTTACAACGGTCGCCAAAATACGACCGCAGATTGGGCCGGTCAAATGTGCGAATTTTAAAAGGTCGGGTTGCATGTCCCTTAGTGCAACTTATACGCACAAGGTTGCAGCACGAACGTTGCGTCGCGAAAATGTCTTTGCTGCGAAAGTATCCAGATCGTTGCAGCGTCTTGTGACGCGAAAAACCGCGGTACGCGCTCGAGCGTTCCGCCGCGTAACAGGTAGACGCGAAACCCGTTCATGAAACGACACGAAATTATATTAAGTTGACTTTTACGTTTCATGATCGTTTCACGTGTTGCGAATGTAGCGGACCCCGGGGAACAGGATGATTTCAGCGTCGGAACGCGATGAAACGTCCCGTTCCGCGGATGAAACGCCCGGTTTTAGGCTGTCTATCAAGCACCTTGATAGTTGGCGGATCGCGTATCGGCGGTACGTTTCAGCGGAATGAAACGTGAGGATCGTCGCGGAAAGCGCGGGACGTTTCACGTCGTTTTCGGAACGCATGGTGTTTCAGCCTCGAGGAACGTTGCGGGACGGTACGTTTCAGCGGCGGCGAAAGTCGGCGTTTCATCCGCGGCACACGTGAAACGTACCGTGCCAAAGGTTTCGAGGTCGTTACGACACGAAAAAGATATTTCGAAACCCCGTGGTGACGGTCGAATTATTGAACCTTAGCCCTACAACCATCCCGGCCGGGTCGGCGCTTTTCACGACCGTGGCGGAATACCGTTCGGCCAAGGGTTCAAGGTCGCGAAAGTGATTTTCAGGACAGCGTTGCGCCTCGAGCGCCTTCCGTGCTCGGCGTGCGATCCGGGCGAACTGCAAAGCATCCCGGGCGATTTCTTCGACCGTGGCGGCGTGCCCCGTCGATCGGCTGAACTGAGCGGCCAAGCGAGCGCTCGTCAATGCGGGTTCCATGCAGGCTCCAAAATACGATTTTCGTTACATCGGTTGCACGCAAAAAGTGCAGGGTCAACGGGGCGTGTCGCAAAAATGTGGAAAACCCTAAACTCCCAAGCTTGGGGTCCGGTCCGATCCGCCCCGCCTGTGGGGGTTGTTGGACAAGCCCCCTTACGAGGACCCCCCTAAAGGGGGGCCTCTACAGGGGGTCCACTACGTCTACGACTACGTTGATCCACATCCCCATGGCGGACAGCACAACCCCGCTAGGTTTTGGGGAGAAATCTAATTGGCCGAAACGACGTGAAAAGATCGGTGCTTGGAAACCATAAAAAGCGACGTTCGGTAAGTGCAACTTGGCCGAGACGATTTGAGACGATTTGGAGCGGGGTGGGGTGTTGGCGGCTAGCCTACTAGCGGCCTCCCCTCGCGATAGCCGCCACGGCGCAACGTCGGGGCTTCTGGACGGCATCCCGTGGCCGACCGTGCCCTTATCTGCCGCCCCGCCTCGAGACGGGCTTTTCAGGTTTTCGCGTTTTGACGTTTCAGTAACAAATCACGATTATCGTGCGACGATCCGAAACCAATACGAAAGGGGTTACCCGTGACGTCGCGCCATGAAATCGGCGGCAACTCGGAACACACGCTGCCGGCGGACAAGGCCGAGGCGTCCAAGGTGCTGTATAACCGCCTCGTGAAACTCAGTGCCGACCGTCGCGCATATGGCGACACGGCCCGGGACATGCTCAAAGACGCGAAAGCCGAAACGAAGATCGCCCCGCGCATTGTGCGCCTCGGCTATCGGCTGAACCGGCTCACGCCTGAAAAGCGAGAGAAATGGGCCGAAGAAATGTCGGCCGCCGCAAAGCTGTTCGGCTTTTCGAAACTGGACGTGGCGAACCCGGAACGTGAGGGGCCGCTGTGGAACCTCGTTCAAACGCTCGCCACGATCGAAGACGAGCGCCGGGAAATCAGTGACCACATTCGGGGGCTCGTGAAGTTCGCCAAGTCGCGCGGCGATCTGGACGTGCGGTCGATCCAGAAACTTGCCAGCATGGCGAGGAAGCCCAAGGATGAACTGGCGGACGAATGGGCCGATCTGGACACAATGGCCACGTTTCTCGGTTTGTGGTGAAACGCAAGTTTTGACGCTCAAATGAGTTTCGGCGAAAAGTGATGCACTGAAACTCGGCAAGCCCCGAAAGGAACCGCCACCATGTCGAAGCCCGTCCGCGTCATCACCTGCGAAATCACCGGCCTTACGTTCAACTATTCGGGCCGCGGCCGTCCGCCCAAGTATCACCCGTCGGTCAAGGCCGAGGTGCAGAAGCAGCAGCGCAAGGCTGTCCGCGACCGCAAGGCGGGAAAGGCCGCCGAGTAACGGAACCCCCGGCGGCGGGAAGGGAAATGCACTCGGGAGTGAACGCCCCGGGTGAAGTTCCGAAGTCGCAAGAGACGCCCGCCCCGGAGCACACGCCGAGGCGGGCGTTTCGTTTTTGTGAGTATCGAAGCAATCTGTTAAGGTGCCGCGGCAACTAACAGGTTTGGAAAAATGCGAAAAGCTGCAACCGGGCATTTGAGCGAAGACGAACGGGCGACGTTCCTCGCGTGCCTCGAGGCTGGAATGTTGATCGCGGACGCTGCGGCGGTCATCGGCGCGTCCGTGTCGATCCTTTACAAGTATCGGTCCGAAGACCCGGAGTTTCGGGCCGACTGGGAATTTGCCTACATGGCCGGGACGGATTATTTCGCCCGGGAGGCCGCGCGCCGGGCCGTGGACGGCAGTATCGAACCCGTGTTCCACATGGGGAAAGTCGTCGGCGGCGTCCGCAAATACAGCGACACGCTGCTTATGATGTTGATGAAGGCGCGCGACCCGACCCGCTATTGCGATCGAGCCCGCACGCTCGAGCTTGAAGCGGCACGGGCGGCCCGGGAGGCCGAGCTTGGCAAGGCGGACCCGACGGCGCACACGGCCGCACTCGAGGCTATCGCAGCGCTCGAGCGGCTCGCCATGGCGCGGGCGGCCGAGGCGACCGACACATTGCGCCCCGGCGAGGCCGAGCCGTGTCCGACCGCCAACGACTAAAGGAACTTGCGGACAGCGGGTCGCCCTTCGTGCAACGCCTCATTGCGTGGCGCGCGGGGTGGCTCACGATCGCGCGGCCCAAGCAGATCGCGCCGGCCGGCGCGTGGCGATATTGGTTGATCCTCGCCGGCCGAGGCTTCGGCAAGACCCGTATCGGCGCCGAGGATATCGCATATTACGCACTCGCAAACCCGGGCGTTCGGTGTGGCGTGCTCGGTCCGACACATGACGACGTGCGGTCCGTGTGCTTCGAAGGGGAAAGCGGCTTGCGGGCCGTCATCCCCAAAGCGTTCGTCGCTCGATACAACTCGCAATCCCTCGAAATGTGGCTCGTTAATGGATCGGTCATTCAGGGGGTGTCCGCCGAGAAACCGGACCGCGTGCGAGGAAAACAATTTCACCGGGCGTGGTGCGACGAAATCGCGTCTTGGACCCGGCTAACCGAAACGTGGGGAAACCTCGAGTTCGCGCTCCGCCTCGGCACGAACCCTCAGTGCGTCATCACGACGACGCCCCGGCCGATCGATTTCCTTCGCGGCATGGTCAAGAATATCCGGGCCGTCATCACGAAGGGCAATACTTTCGAGAATGCGGCGAACCTCGCCGCGTCCGCGCTCGAAATGTATCGCGAGGTTTACGCGAACACCCGCAAGGGGTTGCAGGAACTTTATGCGGAAATCCTCGAGAGTAACGAAAATGCGCTTTGGTCATGGGCGCGGATCGAGGCAAGCCGGCTCAAAGACGAGCCATCCCGGGAGGCGTTGCAGCGGATCGTTATTGCGGTCGATCCGGCCGTTACAACTCAGGAAGACAGCGACGAAACGGGCATCATCGTGGCCGGCGTCGGCGATGACGGGACCGTTTATGTGCTCGAGGATTTGAGCGGCCACTATACGCCGCTTGAATGGGCGAAACTCGTTCTGGCGACCTATGCGCGCTGGCAAGCTGATTTGATCGTGGCCGAGACCAATCAAGGCGGCGATCTAGTGGAAGCGAACCTGTCCGGCCATGCGGAAGGGGTGTTTTTCGCGTTCGAAAAGGTCCATGCCAAGCGGGGCAAGTATCTCCGGGCTGAACCCGTGGCCGCGCTTTACGAGAAAGGGAAAGTCCGCCACGTCGGCCGATTTGACAAACTCGAAAAGCAGATGACGGATTTCGTTGGTTCGACAAGCAAGGGGAGCCCCGATAGGTTGGACGCGCTCGTTTACGCCGTCGGCGAGTGTGCCTTGGGAACCTCAAAAAATGCTTTTTGGTAATGTCATGACAGCCGTAACGCGCCGCCTCAAAGGGTCGGCCGCGGCACCGATGCCGACAGGCGAAACCGCTCGCTATCTCGAATTGCTCACGAACCCGGAAGGGTTCACCCCGCCCAAGGCGAACGCGGCCAAGCTTCTGGCGCTCTACAAGTCGAGCCCGTGGGTCCGGGCGATCGTCGGCAAGGTCGCGGCGTCCGTCGCGCGCCATCCGTTCTACCTCGAGGATGCTGCCGGAGAGCGGATCGACGCGCACCCGTTCCTTGCGTTCCTTCGCGCCGGCTCGCCGCGTCTTCGCGGGCGCACGGCAATGAAGATCACTCAGGCGCACTTGGACCTTGCAGGGGAAGCCTATTGGGCGATCGGCCGCAACGGCACGCGCCCGGTGCAGTACGCCCCTATTCCCCCGAATTGGGTGACGGACATTCCCCGCCCCGGTCGGCCATTCTACGAAATCCAGCCGCAAAGCGGCGTCCGGTTCACCCTCGGCGAAACCGACGTGCTCGCGTTCCGTGACCCGGACCCGTTCGACCCTTACGAGCGGGGAACGGGCGTCACTGAGGCCGCTTGGACCGAAATTCAGACGGACGAAGCGGCGGCCGAGTTCCTGTATTCGTTTTTCAAGAACCGCGCTCGGCCGGACATTATCGTGTCCGGGACGAAGGAACGTCCGCTTGGCGAAAAGGACGTGCCCCGGCTCGAAACCACGTGGCTCGAGAAATTCCGCGGGGTGAAGCGCTCGCATCGGCCGATGTTCTCGGCGCACCCCCTCGAGGTCAAGGAAATCGGCAAGGGGCTTCGTGACAACGAAGTCACGTCGATCCGTGAGCTACAGAAGGGCATCATTACCGAGGTCTTCGGCATCCCTCCGGAAATCCTCGGCCGCCTCGAGAACAGCAACCGTGCGACGATCGAGAGCGCCGATTTCCTGTTCGGCAAGCACACGCTCGAGCCGCGGCTTTCGTTCCTCGCCGAGACGCTCGAGGCGTTCGCGCTCGCCGAGTTCGATATCGGCGACTTGCTCGTCAAGTATGAAAGCCCCGTTCCCGACGATCTGACGCGGCGCTTGGCCGTGATGACGGCTTTCCCGGGCAAGTTCACCGGCAATGAAGTGCGGGCCGTGGCGGGGCTTCGGCCGCGTCCTGAACCCGACTTCGACTTGCCGACCCCGCCGGTGGACGAAGCGCCGGACAGCGGCGACGATGACGAGCTCGACGACGAACCGGACCCGGAACCGCCGAAGGGCGGCAAGGCGTCCAAGTCGGCGCCGGCAGTCGTCACGCGCACCCTGTCCCCGGACGGCATCGTGAGGGTAGCCGAGGCACACGAAGACCCTTCGGTTAGGGCCGAAGTGTCTCGTATCTTCGATGAAATCTTCGGCAAACTCGTGATGCGCTACGGATCCGAATTGCTCGAGACGCTATCCGTTGACGTGCGTTTCGAAAGCACGGTCCGGGTCGCGAACTGGCTTGCCGATACGGTCCCGGAATTGCTCGGCCAAATCGACGCGACGACGCGCAAGGAACTTGCCGCCGCGCTTGTCGAAGGGGCGGCCCGGTCCGAACGGCTGGACGATCTGTTGAAGCGGGTGGATGACGTCTTCGCGGACGCGGCCAAGACCCGGGCGCCGCTGATCGGCGACACGATGGCGACGAAGATCACGGGTTTTGCATCTCAGGACGCGGCCGAGCAAGCCGGCTTTGAGCGCAAGATGTGGCTCACGTCCCAAGATCAGGTCGTGAGGTCTTCGCACCGGTCCATGAACCGGCAAGTCGTGCCGACCAAATCGAAGTTCCAAAGCCCCCGGGGCGGCCGGGCGTTGCACCCGGGAGCGTTCGGCGAGGCATCCGAGGATGCACGGTGCCGGTGCGCCATGCGCCCCGTGCTCGAGGGTGAGACGGTCGAGAACAGCGCGGACGCGGCCGAGGCGTTCACGTCCATGCACGACAAGGAATGGTCCGGCATCGCCAGCGCGATCACGGAACGGGCGCGGGACGTCTTCGCGGGACAGGCGGCGGTCATCAAGGCCGTGCTCAAAACAACCATGATCGGAGTTGCTTAAATGCTTGATCTTATTCGCGTCACCAACCGCCGCGCGACCGTCGATATCGCCAATCGGGCGGTTGATTTCGTCCTATCTACGTCCCTCGAGGATCGGGCCGGCGACACGATCGATCAGAGCGGATGGGAGCTTGCCCGCTACCGTGACAACCCGGTCGTTCTGTGGTCCCACGATCACCACATACCGGCCATTGGCCGATGCGAAAAGCTGCGGATCGAGGCGGGAAGCCTTACGGGACAGGTCACTTTCGCGACGGCTGAACAACATCCCTTCGCCGATACGATCTACCGCCTTGTTTCGGGAGGGTTCATTAACACGGGAAGCGTGGGGTTCATTCCCATTGATTGGGATTTCGGCGACAACGGCGTCAAGTTCAAGCGGCACGAACTTATCGAGTTCACAATCTGCAACGTGCCGATGAACCCGCAAGCGCTCGCAAAGGCTGCATCTGAGGGGGTCAACCTCGAGCCGCTTGCCAACTACGCGGACCCGGGCCGGAAGGTGAAGACCTACGCCGAGTTGCGCGAAGCGCTGATTGCCTCCCGGGCCGTTCCGCCCGTGTCGCTCGAGCGTTTCCGCAACCGTAACAAGGCGCTTCGCACAAGGGTTAGGGTCCGTTCAACCTGAACGGAGAAGACCCCCAATGAAGCATATCGATGCACTCCGGGCGAAGGCTGAAAAGGCAATCGCTCGGCAAGAGGAACTGTTGACCCTCGCGGCGACAGAAAATCGCGATTTCACCGCGGACGAACAGGCCGAGTTCGATCGCCTCGAGATCGAAGCCGATCAGACGATGAAGAACCTCGACAGCGCCCGGCGCTCGGAAGCGCGCTCGGCGGCGTTGAAGACGGACGCCCGCAAGGCGGTGCTGCCGGCGCCGACCAATAACGCGGTCGATCTGATCACTCAGCGCGACAACCCGCACGTGACGAGCCCGGGCCTTACGGGTAACGAGCGGCTCGGCGTCGTGGCATGGGCGGTCGCCCGGTCCAAGCACTATGCGAGCAAGCCGGCGCTTGTTCATCTCGAGGAAGCCGGGTTTCAGCGTGTGGCCGACGAATGCCGCGCCTACAAAGACGAGCTTGTCCGGAACAAGACGTTCAACAGCATCACGGCCGGCACGGGTGACAACGCGATCACAACGCCCCTGTCCACCGAGTTCATCGAAACGCTTCGGAACGAGAGCGCCTTTCTGTCCGGCGGTCCCGTGCCTATCGATCTGAGTTATGGGAAACTCGACATTCCCGGCGGCAACGTCGGTGCGTCGGGCACCTACGGCGCGGAAGGTGCGAGCATCGGCTATCAGCAGATGAGCACCCGCAAGGTCTCGCTTTCTGCAAAGCACCTGTCCGCGGTGACGGCCGTCGGCAACTACGCGATCGAGATTTCACCCCTCGCCATCGCGGCCATCGTCGGCGACGACTTGCAGCTTGGCGTGACCCTCGCCATGGACGCGGCCGGCCTTCGCGGCGACGGTACGGGCAACAACCCGGCCGGGCTTCTGACGATCACGCACGCTACGCACAAGATCAGCGCCGCGGCGGCCGTGGCGCCGACCTATGCTCAGGTCGATACCGAGGCCAAGCGGATGCTTACCCGCATCCGTGCGACGAACATTCCGAAGCGTCGGCGCCGCTGGATGATGAGCAACCGCGTCTACACGTATCTCCAGTTCATGCGTGACGGCAACGGCAACCTCATCTTCCCGGGTCTCTCGGCAACCTCGCCGACGTGGTACGACAATTACCCCGTGACCGTTACCGAGCAAATCCCGTCGAACCTCGGCGCCGGCACGAACGAAAGCGAAATCTATCTCTGCGACTTCGGGCACGTGCTCATGGGTGTTGCCCGTGCGCTCACGCTCAAAGCCAGCACCGAGGCGAGTTACAAAAACTCGGGCGGCACTCTCGTTTCGGCCTTCGACCTTGACGAGACGGTCATTCGCGCGACCGCCTCGCATGACTTCGACATGCGCCACGACAAGGGTTGCGTGATCTTGCAGGCGGTCCAATGGGGGGCCTAATCCGAGGGTGAAGTGACGAGCCAAGGGGAAACTTGACTATTCGTCACCACAACCCAAGGAAAGCCGCTCCCATGTCGAAACTTGTTCCCAATGCCTACGGGCTTGTCCCCGTCAAGATGCTCGTGAGCGAAGCCGGCCTCGGCCTTCGGGCCGGCGAAATCCGGGGCGTTTCCCCGGAGGTCGCGGAAGCCATGATCGCGAAGAAACACGCCGAGATCGTTGAACACCCGAAGGGGACGAAGACAGCGCCGGCCGTCGCGGAATAAACCCCCGTCGGCAGTGCTCCCGGGCGGATAGCATTCTATCCGCCCGACCCTCCCCTTTCCCCGCGGGGCGTATCATGTTCGGCAGTCGTGAAATTGATTTAACCCCGGTCGATCCGGTCGGGTTCGTGGCACTCGCCGACGTCAAGACGGCGCTCGGCATTGCCGACACGTCGCAGGACGCCCGGCTTACGGCGCTGATCGCCGCGGCTTCGGCCATGATCGAGCGATATTGCGCCCGGCCTATCGGCATCCGGTCCATTGTGGAACGGGTTCACGCCGAGGATAGCGTCGGCGTCGTGGTGCTTTCGCACTTCCCCGCGTCGTTGCTCGGCGTCGTCGCGTTCGGCGAGGAAGTGCAGACGTTGGCCGATTTCCGGTTATCCGGGACCACGGCCACGGTTCGGCGCAATGACGGGGCGCTATTCCCGCCCGGCGAGATGCGTTTCGAGTATGCGGCCGGCTACGCGACGACGCCCCCGGCGGTGGCCGAAGCGTGTTCGAAACTCGTTCAGACCCTATACAACGCGACGGCCGGTCCGGTCGGCGTGAAATCCGAGGCGGTCCCGGACGTGGCAAGCGTCACCTACGGGGACAGCGGCAGCAACCGAAACGGCGTGTCCCTCCCCTATTCCGTGTCGGGACTTTTGGCGCCCTATGTAACGGAGTTCCAGCCGTGAGCCTGTCAATCACGACGTCCCGCCTACTCGGCAGCTACGGGGCCGCCTACACGATCCGCAAGGCCAATCCCGCGGCCGGGGGCAACGCATGGACGTCGGGAGCCGAAACGCCCGCCTACGTGCATTGCAGGGGCCGGGAACGGTACGCCAAACCCGAAGCGATCCGGGGCGGCCTCACGGAACTGCAATCAACGATCGTGATCGACGCGGCCACGTGCCCGACCGAACCGAAGCCGGGCGACCGGATCGCGCTCGGCGCCGTCTCGGGTGATGCCGGGGTGACGTGGCGGCAGATCGTGAACGTGTATCCCGCCCGCGAGGGCGCAACCGTCCGCGTGTGGCGAATTGAGGCAACGAAATGACAACCCCGACGATCAAGAACTTTGCCGGCGAGCCGATCTTGCAGAACTTCGCTTGGGCGCACCTTGCGGCCCGGTTGCAAGACGTGTCGCGACCCTTCGGCGAGCTTGCCGAAAAGATCGTCGCCGAGCTTCCCCGCAACCCGGAGCGGACCGTCGCGCTTCGGAAGTTGCTCGAGGCAAAAGACGCGGGCGTTCGCGCTTTGCTTTGGAAGGACGCCCCGTGAACCCCGCCAACTTCGATCGACAAGCGAACGCCGAGGCGCGAAAGGTCGTGCATCAAGCCGAGGAAGCCATACGGAGCTTCGCGCTTATGGCGTACAGCGACCTACAGGCGCCCGCGCTCGAGAACGGGGGCGCCTTCGGCTCGCCGGTCGCATCGGGGCGGCTCGCCGCGTCCACGCGACTGAGCATCAACGGGATTGACCATTCGAACGAGCCGGCCGACCCCAAATATCAGTATTCGAAGCCGCCCCCGCCCCGGACGATCCGCAACCGCGGGATTGCGAGGATATCGGCGGCGCTTCGGCGGTTCAAGATCGGCGACACGATCTATCTAAGCAACAGCGTCCCGTATATCCGCAAGATCGAGATCGGGCGGCATTCGTGGCAAACCCCGGAAGGCATCTTCGAACCGACCTTCCGCCGGCTCATTGCCCGGTTCAAGCATACCGTCGCCGGGTTGAAGGTATCTCGCCGTGGCTGATTATGTCGCAACGCTCGCCGCACTCCGGACCGCCCTTGCAACGGGCTTCACGGCATTGCCGCTCTATTGGCCGAATGACGATCGGGAACCCGATCTGACCGCGGCGCCAAACGGCTTCGTCTATTCGGAACCCCGGTTGCTGGACGAAGCGCAAAAGACAATCGGCCCGGCCGGGACGCGGGTTCACCGCGACGTCGGCGAAATGGCAATCTATGTCTACGTCCCGCACAAGACGCGGGCAGGGACGGCCGAGGCGCACGCGCAAGCGATCCGCGCGCTATTCGGCACAACAGCAATTCCGGGCGTCGTGGTGACACGGCGCACGATCGGCCAAGGGGAAAACGTGAACGGGCCGACGGGTCGCTTTTGGGCGGTCCCGTTGGTTGTGGAATGGTGGACAGATAGAACGGAGTAGCCCCTATGGCGAAGGCAATTGCAGCAGATACCCGGGTTGCGCTTGTGGCCGAGGCGGTCATGGGCACAACCCCCGCGACCCCCTCGTTTTCGATCTTTCGCGCGACGGGCGAAAACCTCGAGGTCGGCCGGAAACTCGTGTTCTCGAGTGAGTTGAACGGCTTCCGCGGCGAGAAAAACCATGCGGTCGCGGCTCACATGGCGTCCGGCGGGTTCGATTTCGAGTTCAGCGACGGAAGCCTCGAAACGATCTTGGAAAGCGTGCTTCGCGGCACGTGGTCAACGGACGTTCTTCGGGACGCCAAGACGCCCAAAAGCTTCACGCTGGAAACGACCTTCGAACAGGGGGCAACGGACACGTTCAAGCGCATCACGGGCGCCGAGGCGGCAAGCCTCGCGCTGTCCATTCGGGCGCAAGAGATCGTGACGGGTTCGCTCGGCTGGATGGGCCGCGCTTCGGACTATTCGCAGACAGGCATTGCCGGGGCGACCTACGCGGCCGGCAACAGTGAGCCGATCGAGGTAGGTGCTCGCGTCGGCGGCGTCACCATGTCCGGGCTCACGCTGGACGGCGTTGCGGCGATCACGCTGAACATCAACAACAACCTTCGGGAACGGTTCGTGCTCGGCGCCTTCGGCCCGCAAGACTTGGGGGCGGGGAAACTCGAGGTCACGGGAACAATTACGATGTTTCTGGACAGCGGGGAATATGACGTGCTACGGGCCGCCGCGGACGGAACGTCTACTTCCCTCGTGTTCACGATCGGGACGACGACGGGCAAGCGAACCACGTTCAGCCTCCCCAATATCGTCCTGTCCGAACCGAAGCCGAACGCCGAGAGCGCCGAGGGGGACGTGATGTTGCCGCTCAATTTCCGGGCGTTGCAGGCGTCCAGCATCGGGCAATCGGTCATCGAGATCACGCGCAACGTGGCATAGTGCCAGCCGGTTGATGGTTGCGCGAGGTAGGGCAGGGGCGTCCGCGGGGGCGCCCCCGTTCTCGTTTCAGGCGTGCCGTTCCATTTCTTCGTAATGCTTATAGTTTTCCGGCGAGCCGTAAACGTTCAGCCGCGGAAAGTATCTCTGCCCGCCATCAATCCAAGAGGGGAGCCGGCCCGTCCGGTTGATTTCTTCGGCCGCCGCGTCCGCCGCTTCGTCGCACGTGAAGGTGTGCCACGTTTCGAACTTCGTCCGCTGAATGACCAACTTCGGGCTCCCCCAAGCGAACCCGGAAGCGCGGCGAGCGGTGTAGGTGTGGCGAGCCATTTTCAGTCCCCGTTGTTTGCGTCTTCGATGTACCCTTTATGCGCCCCAAAAGTAAAAGCCGGGTTAACCTGTAACGAAAATCGTGCTTATTTGACGTCGCGCCACGTTTCGGGGCTGATTGCCCGGATCAATGCGCATTGGAGCACCCCCCGCATGAACCCGTGGCTTGCAAAAGAACGTGAGAAAAACGGCGTCGAAGTGATCGTCGCCGAGTTCCCGGATTGGCTGTTCAGGGTCCGCCGGGCCGACAAGTGGAACGCCGAATATCACCGGGAGCTTACCCGCATTTCCATGCGGCGAGACGTCCGGGCGTTGATCGAGAGGCAACGGGCCGACGACTACGAACCGACCCGGGCCGACATGGACCTTGACGCCAAGGTGAGCCGGGAGGCGTTCGCGGCCGGGTGTGTCGTCGGGTGGTCCGGCGTGACGGGCCGGGACGGCAAGGCGCTCCCCTTCACGGTCGAGAACGCCGTCGCGGTGCTCGCCACGTTCCCGGAGGTCGCCGAGGCGCTTCTGTCCGCCGCGGCCAATCCCGCCAACTTCGGCACGCCGAACGAAGACGAAAAGGCTTCGGCTGTCCTGGGAAACTTCGACGGCGCCTCGAGTTCCTCGGCGGACCGTGGCGCGAAGCACTCCCCGCGTGCGCGCTCCCGGACGGCTGGCGAAAAGGAACGCCCCTCGTAATTCTCGAGGGGTGCTTTCTTCTGCCGGACGCCGTGCCGGTGTGGCGATCGTTTTGCCGTCTTTCCCGTGGCCGAAATTATTCGCTCATGGGCGCACCGATGCCGCTAAGTTATCGCGACGTGCGCGACGAAGCGGCGCGGTGTGTTTGCGACTTGACGCCCGAAAGAATAGAACAGGTCTTCACGGACCTAGACGATTATCTTTCCGAGGCGGTGTGGCGTGGCGATCGTAGTTAGCGCATCCATCGAAACGAGCGGCGCCGAAGCGGGCGCCCGTCGCTTCAACGCCGCTCTAAGTTCCATGCGGGGCGGCGTTGTCACGGCCGGACAGGCAATTGCCGGTCTCGGCCGGACGCTTATGTCCCTCCCGTTTCTGATCGCCTCGGCCGGGCTTGCGAAACTCGGCAAGGATGCCGTTTCGGCCGGCGACAATTTTCTACAGTTGAAAGCCCGCCTTGGGCTCGTCACGGCCGAGGGAACGTCCGTCGAAAGCGTGCTCGCCGGCATCGGCGAGGCGGCGCTACGTGCGCGCGTGCCCGTGTCTGAATTGACGCAAATCTACACGAAGAACGCGAACGCTCTAAAGGACTTGAAGTTTTCGCAGTCGGACAACCTTCGGCTCGCCGAGACGCTCGCAAAAGCCGTGAAGGTCTCAGGCGTTTCCGGACAGGAAGCCGCCGCGGCGATGTTGCAGCTTTCGCAGGCGATTTCGTCCGGCAAGTTTCAGGGTGACGAGTTCCGGTCAGTGGCCGAGAACCTCCCCGAAGTCATGCGCATCCTACAGCGCGAAACGGGCAAGACGGCCGGCGAGCTTCGGAAGCTTGCCGAGGAAGGCAAGTTGACCGGCAAGACGTTGACGCAAGCGCTGCTCAATGCGTCGTCGGATATCGATGCGAAGTTCGCCAAGATGCCGAAGACGGCCGGCGAGGCGGCGAGCGCGGCGGCCGATGCGATAAACCTCAATTTTTCGAAAGTCGCCGAGAGCACGGGGCTTTCCGCGGCATGGGCGGCCGTCTTCGACCAAATCCGGGAAGCCGCATCGTCGCCGGCGATGCAGCAGGCGTTCCGGCTGTTCGCTGAATACTTGAAGGAAGTGGCCCGGAACTTTTCGAACCTGATTACCTTCGTAGGGGACGCCCGCGTTGCAATCGCCGGCTGGACGAAGGCTATTCAGGAAACCGAGGCATACAAGGCACTGGCGAGCGTAATCGAGCGCCTCGGCCAAGGCTTCGCGTTCATCAAGGGCGCTGTCTTCGGGGCGGGTGAAGCCTTGGCCGGGGCGGCGGCCGGTGCCATGCCTGAAACGGCCAAGGGTCTTGCTGATCTTGCCGCGCGGGCGAAACAAGCGAGCCTTGAATTTGCGACCCTCGAGAGAATGAAGGGAAGCATTTTCGGCGACAACAACGCCCCGTTGAAGCCGAGCGAGCCGAAGAAAGCCAAGGTCGAACTTGGCAAAGGCGACACGGCCGGCGAGATCGAGAAATTGAAGCGCCTCATTCAGACGGAAGCGCTGCAATTTGAGTTGAAGAAACGGGCGGCGCTCGAGTATGGCGACGTCGAAAGCGACACGACGCTGAACCTTCGCAATCAGTTGGACATTCACGGCAAGATCACGAAGGAAATGCGCTCGGCCTCGCCGACCCTCGCGAAGCGCCTCGAGGCGCAAATCCGCGAAACGAACGAGCTTGAACGCCAAAACGAAATCATGAGCCGCAACCGGGAGCTTGGCGAGGGCTTCGCCCGCGGCATCACCGCGGCGTTTCGCGAAGCGGCGGAGAGCGGCAAGGGGTTCGCCGGGTCGCTTCGGCTTGTGCTCGCCCGCTTGATCGACATGACGACGCAAACGCTCATTCTCGAGCCGCTCGTCAAGTCGATCGGCAAGGGCTTTTCGTCATGGGCCGGCGGGACGGACGTCGGCGGGTCGATCGCCAAGACGTTGCTCGGCGCGCTCGGCGGGGCGGCCACGGGCGGCGTCGGTTCGTGGGCAACGACCGTCACCCCGTTTGCGAATGGCGGCGTTGTCGATCGGGCGACCCCCTTCGCGTTCGGGGGCGGCATGGGCGTGGCCGGCGAGGCTGGACCCGAAGCGATCCTTCCCCTTCGCCGCGGCGCCGATGGCAAGCTTGGCGTTGCAGGCGGGGGCGGCGGGGGCGGTAACGTATCGATCGTCATCAACGGCAACCCGGATAACGCGATGCTCGCCGAGGTCCGCCGGATCGCCGAGGATATCGTCGCGGCACGGACGCCCGGCATCGTGAAGACGAGCGTTGCGACCGTCGCCAGCCGGCATCGGGCCGACCGGAACTATCTGAACAGGTGACGACATGCCGAGGGGACTTTCGCCCGCACAAAAGGCACTCTTGGCCGCGCCGGTCCGCCGGCCGGCCTATTTCGTGCGCCTCGATTTCGCGTCCGGGGTCGTGCGGGTGTGGTCCGGGGTCGGCAACGTCGTGGCGCTCGGCGGGACGTGGCTCGGCGTCGGCGAGTATGGGTTTATCGACGGCATAGAAAGTGACGTCACGTTGCGGGCAAAGTCGATTTCGTTCGGCATTTCAGGCGTGCCCGGCTCGGCGATCAGCGGAAGTGCCTTGGCGACCTCGAGGGCGGAGCGCTACCAATATCGGCCCGTGTCGATTTCGCTCGGCTTTCTGGACCTTCACTCTGACGTGTTGCTCGGCGACCCGACGGTGATTTGGAGCGGCTTCGCGGACGTTCTGACCTTCCGGCTCGGTTCGACTATCTCGGCCGTTCTGTCCGCCGAGCACATGACGAGCCTGCTTCGCCAGTCGAACGGGCTCCGCGCGACGACGGAAAGCCACAACGAGCGCCTCGGCAATCCGGCAACCCGCGACCTGTTTTTCGAAGCCCAAGACCGGCTCATGAACCAACCCCGCCCGGTGCCCGGATCATGACTCCCCTCGAGCGCCGTGCCGATTGGTGGCCTCGCCTGAAAGCGACCGTCGCGGAATGGGAAGGGCGCCCGTTCGAATGGGGGCGCACCGATTGCGCGTGCTTCGCGGCGGCGTGCGTCGAAGCCGTGACGGGGGTTGACGTGTTGGACGGCCGCCGAGGCACCTACGCGAGCCGTCTACAGGCTCGAGCCCGGCTTAGGTGGTGGCGTCACCCGTCCGTCGCCTCGGCCGCTGGCGATGCCTTGGAAGGGCTCGGATGCGTGCCCGTGCCGCCGATGTTTGCCAGCGTCGGCGATGTAGGGGTTACTGGCGACGACGTTTTGGCGGTCCGGATGCCGGCGGGGTTCATCGCCCGCGGCCCGGACGGCTCGTTTGGGCGAGTGAAAGTCGAAAAGGCGTGGGCGGTAGCATGGCCGAAGTAATCATCCAAGTTGCAATCTCGGCGATAATTTCCGCGGCCATTGGCGGCGTCACGAAGGCGTTGACGGCGGATAGCCGGGACAAGCGAGACGCGACCGTTAATCCGGTCCAGCCGGCGCCGGCTCCCGTCGATCCGCTTTCGGTCGGTCCCGATCAAGGCGGGGCGCTCGCCGGGCTATTCGGGCATCGGCGCATCGGCGGACAGGTGGTCTTGTCGGCCAAGTCCGGCGAAAAAAGTTACCTCGTGATTGCGTTGCTCGGCGCCCCGGTCGCCGGGTTCGCGGGTGTGTTCCTGAACAATGCGCTTGTTGAATTGGACGGCAGCGGCAACGTCACGTCGAAGCCTTGGACGAATAATACCGGCCTTACGGCAATCAACGTGAAACTGTACGACGGCACGCAAACGACCGCCGACCCGGAACTAGAAGCGGCGTTTCCGGGCTGGACCGCGGATCACGTCGGGACGAACATTCCATATGCCCGGATCATTCTGAACCCGGCGGCGAACGCGGCCTATTTCAACGGCGTGCTTGGCACGACGCCCGATTTCACTTTCGGCGTTCTCGGCTTCAAGTGCTACGACCCGCGCAACCCGGCGCACGTGCTCGGCAACGCGGCGACTTACAGTTTCTCGTCAAACGTCTCGATATGCCGGGCGAACTACCTTATTCACCGGCTCGGAATGAACCGTTCCCCCAATCTCGTCAATTGGGCTTCGGTGGCCGCGTCGGCAAACATCGATGACGAGCTTGTGGCACTTGCCGGCGGCGGAAGCGAGCCGCGTTACACGTGCGCCGCCTACTGGACGACAGATCAGCGTCACGAAGACGTTATCTCGAAATTCAACGCGGCCAACGGGGGCGCCTTCGGTCCGATCGGCGAAAAATGGGCATCGTCGGCGGCTTCGTTCGGCGGCGCCTCGCCGGTTCCGATCACGCCTGACGGCTATTCCGACGGCGGATTGACGTTCTCGGATTGGGCGCCGATCGGCGATGCGGTCAACGGCGTTCGCGGCAAGTTCACGAGCCCAATTCACAACTACGAACTTAGGGACTTCCCCGCCTACACGGACACGGCCGCGCGCACCGCGGACGCCGCTGCAATGGGCGTCTCGAGCGAAGCCGCGGCGTCGTGGCTTGACCTAGATTTCGAGTTCGTCACGAGCCATTCGCAGGCGCAACGCCTTGCGCGGATCGCCTACAATCGCGCCCGGCTTGGGCATCCGGCTTCGGTCGAACTTCAATTTACGTTCTTCGACGTCGTGTCGGGAGACTATGTGGCAATAACGGACGATCGCGCCGGCTTCACGGACAAGGTGTTCCGGGTGACGGGCGAAAGCGTGTCCCCTGATTGGGTCGTGACATTGAGCCTCGAGCACGAGACGGCCGCCTTTTACGCATGGACGGCCGCCACGGATGAAGCCGAGTTCCTCGCCGAAGACCCGTTGCTTGGCGACCCGGAGGGGATGTTGCCGCCCGGCGCGGCGTTGATCGACAGTGACGCGGGCGCAAATACCGTTCCAAACTATCGACTGTGGCCGAGCCCGTCTTCGGGATGGGACGAATACGTTGTGTTTTTCCCGGGCACGGTAACTGCGAACTATTTTCCGAAAGGCACTGCACAAACGAACTTCACGGGGGTGGCGGGGGGAACGACGGGCGGAACGCAAATGTTCGTCCGAAACTCAGTGACCGGCGCGCGATCGGCTAACCCCTCGGTCCACGGGGCCGTGACGACGACGACATATGCGAACCTTGACGAAGCGGCGACCCCTCATTTTCTTTTGCCCGCGGCGCCGTCGCCGCTCGTGTTGACTTCTCGAAGCGGCAACGTCCAGCTTCGTGTCCGCCCCGTCGAAGCGAGCCGGTGCGATGAAATCCAGCTTTTCGCGCACTCGGCGAACGATCCACTAAGCGCGGGGCTCGTGACCACGGCGGCCAATGCCGAAACGATCGTGGCGCAAACGGCCGCGCCGGGGACGATTACCTATTACTGGACCCGCGCAAGAAACGCCGCAACGGGCAAAGTCGGCCCGTTCTCGCGTGCAACAGTTGTCGTGTTTTAATGGCGCGCATACAATCCGCGCGCCATGCCCATAATCAACCAACGTTGGCCGCGCGATCTGTCCCCCGAAACATGCACCTTCGGGCGCACGCGCAACGACGTGCGGCAAACTTCGCCGGTTTCTCGTTTCTCGACCGTCATTCGGCAAGGGCGCCCGCTTTGGAGCGCGCAAATCTCTTGGACGATGCCGAACACGGACAAGCTTGCGAAGCTTCGATATTGGCTCGAAAACCTAGACGGGTTCGCCGGGTCGGCGCAAATCTGGGATTTCGCGAGCCCCTACCCCTACGGCTTGCAGCTTTCCGCCGGCAGCGGCGAGCCTGAACGCATCTTCTGGACCTATCTCGCCAATCAGCTTCCTTGGACATGGAACGGCGTTCCGTCGCATTGGACCCTTGACGCAACGGTCATCGCTGCCGCGGCCTCGGCCGGCGCTACGTCGGTCGCGATCAGCGGGCTACAGGCTTCGACGCTCGCGTGGGTTCAGGGGCAATATGTCCAGATCGGCCGGCGCCTTTACGTCGCGGCGAGCACGGCCACATCTGACGGCAGCGGCAACGCGACCTTGACGCTTTCAACGCCGCTCGTCTCGGCGATCGGCCCGGGCACCCCCACTCGGCTTGTCGAAGCGGCGTGCGAGATGGAATTGGCCGACCAAAACTTTTCGGCCAACGCAACAGCCGGCGCGGGTTTCGTGTCGGTCTCGGCCACGTTCATCGAAACTGTAGCGGACAAAAGCTGATGCCCATTTCGCCCCTGCTTTCGACGTGGTTCGGACTTAACACGGCCGACGTCCGGAAAGAGGATTTCAAGCCTTGGGCCGAGAGTGTCGAGACGTCCATTGCGGCGCTCGAGGCCAGTGTGGGCGGAAGTGCCCGGGAGCTTCTTACTTCTTCGCGCACCTACTATGTTCGGGCTGACGGGAGCAATAGTAACAACG